ACCTGTCCCGGTGAAGGTCAGGGTTGTGGCGCCGGCGGACTGCGGACCGACTGCTGCGCTGACCGCGCACAAGGCAATGAGTAAAGCAAAATTCTTCATGAATCTTTGTTCCTTTCGTGTCTGTTGTTCGTTGGCGGTTCGGGGGACGTGCTATCTGCAAACTCTTTTTCCAACAGGGCCAGCGCTTCCTGGTCATACCGCTCGGCCTCAGCGTCGTACCGGGCTTCGTCTTCTTGCCGGCCTTCGATTCTGGCCAGGAGCGCGCGCCAGCGGCGATGCTCCGCTCGATCCAGCAGCCGGATGCCTGGGGAATCGCTCGCTCTAGTTTCCATCTTTCCCACGCTCCGTCTTGACCCATCTCAGCTCAAACCCCAGGCCCGCGGCGATCGTCTTGTTTGGCGGTCTGTACCCTGATTTGACATCGGTCAGGTGGGATGCTTTGATTCCGATCTCTCTGGCCAGGCGCGCGCCTGTGCCGTAGCCTTTGGTGCGGCGATCGAGTTCGATGAGGATGTCGTTATCGTTGACTGGGCGCATAGGTTATTGATCCTCCCATTCGAGGCTTGACGAATTCAACAGCGACGCGGCGGTCGTTCTCGTATCGCTCCACATCCTTCTCGCGGTAGACCACGCGCCGGCCCAGCTTGACGTAGGGGCAGCCCTTCCCCTGGCTGCGCAGGTTGGCGAGGTAGCCGCGGGAGGTCAGCCAGCGTGCTGCGAGCTGGTCTGGGGTAATCACGAGAGGACCTCCGCAATCAATCTAGCGCGAGCAATCGCCACGTAGGACTCGTTAATCTCTACGCCGATGAAACTGAAGCCTTCGTGTATCGCTGCCAAGCCTGTGCTGCCTGAGCCCATAAACGGATCGAGAACCACGCCGCCGAGAGGAGTCACAAGACGGCATAGGTAGCGCATCAGAGATTGAGGCTTAACAGTCGGGTGATTGTTGCCTCTCATCTTAACTGTGTTAATCCCGCTTTTCCCTGCGTGTTCGGTGTTCCCGCGTTTCACTTCAGCCTGCGCTTGATTCCCATAAGCCAGAGGCACAAGAGTAAGATCCTCGCAACCTGCTTCCCGTTCAGCCTTGGAAGTTTTAGCTGTGTAAAAGAATCGCGCAGCGGAACCGGAATCGAGTCTGCGTGCGCCCGGCTTCATCGCAAAATTTGTTGACCCATTCTTCTCGTAGGTTCGTTTCGCACTCGGCTCACACCCGCGCTTCATTGCTCCGTAGACATTTTGGGTCTTACACTCGTCGGCATCATATTTCACATCAGCGCATTGACCTGGAGCACTAGGGAAAGTGTCAAGGACTTCATCAGAGCCATCATGGATTAGATTGGCGGGCCAGCGGCCCAAAGCTTCGCCTGGACGTATTTCCCGATAAGCGCTGGGACTCTGGCGCGAAGCCATCCTGCCTTCCGCTTCAGTTTCTTTTGCAGGCCTATCGCTCAAATGATTGATTGCTCCGTTTCTACGGTCTACACTTGGATTCTTTTCTCCGTTTAGCTCTACTCGACAAGCACTGATGTTCAACGCCCCGGTTCCCCAATTCGACACGTTCGCCATGACCGTTCCTTCGATAGCTTTCCTCGCCAAGCAAAGCGGCTCATGTGAGGGTTTCAAAGCCGTGCCCTTCCCATCTCCAAGGTTATGAGACTTAGGCATTCCGCTTCCGTAAACCCACATGATCTGGTCCCTAATCTCAAACCCCGCATCCTCGATAGCACAAGCCATGCGATGATACGTTCTCGATCCTCCGAAAGAAAGCAAATGCCCGCCCGGTTTGAGAACTCGTAGGCACTCACGCCACATCGCAACCGAATTGGCAATCCCGGTGTTGTCCCACGCTTTACCCATGAACCCTAGTTCGTAAGGCGGATCGGTGACAATCGCGTCGACGGAGTTCTCGTCTAGCTCTTTTAGCCGCGCCATGAAGTCTCCCTGCAAAATCTTCATTCCGCCCACGGCACACCCCCGCCTATGTACTTGTCGAACTCCTTCCGCAGATCCTCAAGTGGCGCTTTGAAATAGGCGTAGCTGGTGTCGCCGTCCCCCACAGAGACCTTGCCGATCTTTCTCTTCTTGAAACTAGGGGCCATCTGGCAGAGGATCTTTCCAAAATTCACGTCATTAGGTAGCCGGCCCTTGATGTTGCGGTTTCCGACCCAGCGGCGCAAAGCGTCGCGTAGCCTATTCGTCGCAATCGAATCCGGCCACTCTCCTCCCCAATCCCCGCCTGCGATCGTACCGGCCGCCAGGGTGTCGTACCACCACTGCGGCACGGGCTCAAGGGACGAAATCTTCTGAGCCGTGAGTCCAACCGTATTGGGAGCCAGGTTCACGTCCTGGGTGATCTTGTAGTCCATCAGGTAGCGGAGCAGATGCGCGGCGCCGCCCTGTTCGTCGAGGCCCAGGCGCATCTCCTCGAAATACTTCCGGTCCTGCTTTCGGCCTTCGCCGACCTCGAACACGGCCCAGCGGCGCTCGTCGGCGCTGGCCGGCACCAGCCACTCCTCGTTGCCGATCACGACCACCCTGGTCAGGTTGCGAACCGTGAAGGACTCCTTGCCCTTCAGCTCGATCAAATGCTCTGTGCCTGTCACCAAGTCCTTGACGACCCCTTCAGCTTCCTTGTCGCCGCTCCAGAACGCCTCGTCAAGAACGAACAGCAGGCACCGTTGCAGGTGCGACGTGAAATTGCCAACCAAATACCGGCGGCGGGATGTGGTCATGGCGTGGCCGCCCAGCAGCTTGCTGACCCGCTCCACAAGCGCATTCTTGCCCACGCCCTTGCCCCCGCGGAATACGACCGCCACCAGAGGCTTCTCGTAAGGCTTCTGAATCAAATGGGCGAACCATCCAGTCAGCCAGTCGGCCTGAATCTTGTCCCGGCCACAGATGTTCTCCAGGAGATGCTCTTTCCAGCGCTCGACCATGGGGTGTGAATGCGCGCCCGCCGTTACGGGAGCCGCTGGCTCCACGGCGAAGCCGCGCCATAGGTTGAACCAGCGCGGCCCGGCGTCTATCTCCGGCTCGAACACCAGGCCGTCGAAATTCCTGCGGCCAGGCCATTCTATCCACATCTGAGCCGTCGGCTTGGCCTTGTCGCCGATATTCAGCTTGTTGGCCGCGTGGATGTCAAGGAAGGACTGCTTGTTCATCAGGTGGAATATGTAGTCGCCTTTTCGATCTGTTGTCTCCCACAAGATATTGCCTGTGCCGCCGGCGAAGACAAAGGCGAAGGATTCGTTTAGTTTACCGAAGGGGTGGGGCTTGTCCGGTTCGTCTGCGGAGGGATCTTCGATCGGAGGAAAAATCGCTTCGGGAGCAGCGACGCCCTGGGGTTCTTTCCCGTACTTGAAGGCGTTGCGGACCTTAGTGTCAAGCTCTTCTTGATTCCATGGGGGAGAGCAGCGCTCGTTCCAGGGGGCCATCAGGTCCAGGGCCTGGTCGGCATCGCAGCCGAGATCCTTCAGGTGCAATGCGACCTTGTAGGTCTCGGCGTCGCCGCCCTGGCCCTCGGTTGCTGTCGGGGCGTAGGTGCTGAGCCAAGTGGCGGCGCGTTGGGCGGCCCGGTCAGGCTCGATGTGGGCGAGGGCCTTGGAATTGGAGTTGACGCGCTCTCGGGCGGCGCCAAGGCGCTGGACAAGCCACTCGGGGGCCGCCACGGGGGGAATCTTGTTGGTGACTTCGTAACTGCGGCCGTTGATGACGCTGCCTGGACCCAGCACGTACCCACCGAGACTCCGAATGTCCAAACCGTTTCCCAGGGTGTCGGTGCCTTGCCGTAAGGCTTTGGGGGTCCGATAGTACAGGTGCTGGCCGCCCGATGGTGTGGAAACAGTGAACGTGGCCGGCAACTCGAAGCCTTCAAGATCGAGATTGAGGAGGCTCAGATCGCCGCGTTTTCCGGCCTTCACATCCACATCGACTACGACCAGTGCCTCGCCCGCGGCGAAGTGGGATGTGGAAATCCCTACGTTTTTCGGTCGGCCGTTCCACCAGGATTCAACCCGCTTCGGGTCCGTGGTCGCCCGATTGGGGAAGTCCTTGATGGCTGGCAGCTTGGAATTAACACCGCACGGGAAGACGTGCAGCCCGCCTTGGGCCAGGAGCAGCGCGAACTCTGATTGGGTCGTCATGAGAGTATCTCTGCGAGGATGCGTTTGTTAGCCAAGGTGATGTAGTCCGGGTTCAATTCTATGCC